GTGATAATCAAATTGAAAATATACGTCACCCTCTACGTCAAGTATATCTATTAGCGGAGTCACTAAACTAAACTGTTCTTCTCCAGCAAGAGCAGGCAGTACTTCACAATAAGCAAACTTTCCTGAAGAAGGTCCAGTATTAGGTGTCGGAGTTGGGCCTTCTACAAAGGTCCACGGTTCTAAGGCGCCCGGGCCATTCCGCCAATATTCATAAGGGCTTGGATCGCCGGCTGTAGATCCGATAGGTGGATCTAATATTGTTGTATCTGTAATTCCGATAGAAACTGCTGAACCAAAACTTTCTGATAAAATAGTGTCTTCTGCAGAAGTGTTTAAAAACTCCTGTATAAACCATCCTTCTGCTCTTGTTAGAGGATAATCAAGTTTATTGGTCGAGCCTGGATTTGTTACTGAGTCGTGTCTGTTTAAAGCTACGTGCCTATGTTGCAAGCCTCCTACGTGTTGTTCAGTGAACGGGCCTTGAAGAGGAATTTCAGCGCTTGGGCCATATTTGTCGTCATGTACATTAGTAAAATCAAGCTTAAATTGAGCAGAGTATAACGACTGATATCCGCCGTCGGGTGCAACGGACGAGGAGTGTATACTAAATGGGAGTATTAGTGTGCTTCTAGCATCTGAATATTGTTGATCATTAGCTCCTGATCCTGAAGCGTTTGAATCAACAGTTTCATGAGCTGTCATTGTTAAAGCTTTAAATATCGGCTTTTTCTTATCTAGTTCTGGTGGAATTTCTTGATCAGAACATGTTGGTTCTGCGACTTTATTTCCTATATCGATATATACAAAGTCGTCGTCACTTCCCCACTTTATAGCTCCCTTATAATAATCGTGTATATTGTTGTTTTCTGGATTTGAACCACCTTTTAACTTTAATGACCGTCGCGTTAATAAGTCTATTGGTCTAGCTAAACTTCTATTATTATAATATGTTCCAGCATATCTCGATCCAGCAATTGTTTGCAAAGTAGGTTCTGTGCCACTAACTTCAGTAATGCTGATCTTGAGTATGTTATCTTTATTTGAGTCAACATTTGTATCACCAGATTGTAATACGCCGCTTCTTTCTGCTCTCTGTTTCCACCACAAACAATTTTCATCTTGGTTTGTGTTTTGTTCTGCTCCAACCGGTGCATGACCAAATTTCCAGTTATATTTTAGCTCTTCAATTGCTTTTAAAGATGCAACTGGTTCTTTTGCTTTTACCTCTAATGTTGGAAACTTGCTCCAGTATTTGTTTCTTTCTAGTATGTGACTTTCGACCATGTTTCTTAATAATTCTGTAGAATTAGAAGAAACTGGTATTAGCTGTGCAATCATTATAGAAACAGCATCGTCTATCCACTTGAAGTATTCAATAAATTTGTCTAAATCTAATATTTCACTTTCAACGTTTTCGAAAAACAGCTCTCTTAGCTTTTCTAGTTTTTTGTAATGAGGTCGGTATCTGTTGACAGGCTCACCAATTAAATTGTTGAAATCAGAGATAGTAGCAAATATTCTTAACATTTCTTCAGAAACAGTTTGATACATGCTCTTTTCTACTGATAACATATGCTGGACATAATTTGTATCTCTAGTAAAAACAAGGTCGTCTTGCTTGTTCAAGATTTTTACCATATCGTCACTGTTGACTACTTCTGGTAATTTAAGTTTTCCGGACTGAACAAATTCAACATCGACAGCTTGATCTGAGCTAGCAATAAAATTGTCGCCGCGGCCGGCATAATTATGTCTACTCAAGGGCTGGGCCCACGAATCTCCAAACCTAAGTTTATCTTCAGCGGATCCAGAAGCAAAGTCTTCTATTAAGAACCTTCCTGTTGGAGAAGATCCAGTAATATTGTCCATTGTCCAGTTTAAAACTAAAGTTGAAATTTGCGGAACGTAATATGTGTTAATAGAGTCGCTAGAATTTCTATGAGGCTGCAGCGCACCGTAACTATTCGCGTCTCTAGCATGCGCGCGGATTGCTTCATCAGGTATATAATCTAACCAAACGCGCGTCGAAGATACTTTTACATCTGAATATCTTTCTACACTGCCTGTAAAGTTAGTTCTTGCGGCGCCTAAGAATATTCTTTTTGGTTTTGTAAAGAAAGTTTGAGCCTGAGCAAGACTAATAGTTCCTGATAAAATAAACTCATTTTGGAGTATGTGAGATAGATAGTTTACTCCGTATAACTCGTATGTATAAGCGCTGGCTGCCGGCTCTAGATATCCGACGGCGGTGTTGGAAGTTAAAGATGTGTCAGTTTTTGACTTTGTTGGCCTTAAACGAAAAGCAAGGTTCCATTTTTCATTGTCATATACGTTAAGAAAAGAAGAGCTATTCTCTAGCTCAGTAAAAACTGAAGATCCGGAAGTATTTATAGCGAATCTGACGTTTCTGCGATCGTTGTCAGGCTTTACAGCTGTAATATTAAAGTTGATAGTGTCGCTGGCGTCAAAAGTTAAATCCTGATTGTCTGCAGCGACGGCATGCAACCCAAATATAGAAGAAGTTAACTCTGGAAAAAGTTGATAATTTGGATCTCCGACTATTGATCTTTTTGGAAATATAACTTCCGTTTCAATCGTCATCATCGCGCCAGTTAAAAGAGTTTCAGTGGCAGCGGGAATATACGACAAAGAATTTGAATCGTTAGAATCGTAATATTGGTAAGCTGTAGCTGTGTAAGACCCTGAATATAAACTATTTGCAGTATGTCTTGTTTCGGCATCATCAAAGTCTATATATTTCTTTCTTATCGCAGTATGAGTAACATTATCTTTAAGTTCGTAAGTGTCGTTATTAGAGTAAATATTTAATTTTATTAATTCTTCATCGACACCAAAACACCGCAAAAAGTTTCTAAGTGACTTGAACGTACCTTTAGATTTCTGTATGAAAGATAAATTATTATAAATGTTTTGATATATAATATTTTTTACTTCGTAAAGTTTTTTTTCAAAAAGTATTTTTTCGTCGCGCTCTAAATACTTGGCTAAATCATTAACATCTGCAAACAACTCTGGAGGATCATACCCTCTTGAGCTTAAAAGCCTCTCTGCAAACGGGAGCGGTTTTTCATAGTTGGTGTCGTCGGGATAATTAATATCTTTTAATCTTGGAAGTTTTTCTATTTTTAGAAAAAGATCATCAAAATAGCTAGAGATTACTTGAGATAGATATTTTAAGTTATTAGATTCTTTTTCATCTTCTTCTGCTATCCATCCAGGAAAAGTTTTATATATTGAAGATGCATTTTCATGATCGTGAGCAGAGCCAGAAATTTGTTTGCTGTATGCTAGAGATACGACCTCCGGATGGTAAGAATAAATAATTGGATCTTTAAATTCTTTTGTTGCTGTCGAGGACAACACAATAGCTGATCCTGTATTTCTAGAGGTTGAAGAATTATAGTTATTAAACACACCATTAGAAATTCTTCCAGAGTAATCTAAAACAATTGAATCTGTGGCAAGATCCCCTGTTATACCTTCGTTGAATTTATAGTATACACCTAAATCAACTTTTTTAGATATATCATTATATTTTACGTTGTCAGTGTTTGTACCTCCACCAATTTGATCGAGATAAAAACGACCAATCTGCTGCGGACTTCTTGTTGTTTTCCAATATCTAAATTCATCAAAAGAAGCTGATGCAACATTTCCCCAACCGGCGCCTTGTATTCCATCTTCGTTAGGTGCAGCTTGCGCACCGAGCGCTGCTTTCATGGTGCCAGAAGCTGCAGTATAAATAGCAGAATGTGTGTCCGTATCTTTTACTTGGCCGTTTAAGTATAGTTTAGTTTCTGTTGTGGTATCTTTATTTTTAAGAGTTATAGCATAATGTTTCCACGCACCGTCTGTAATGCTCTCACCAACATCTAGAGAAAACGCTTTAGAATACCCTAAATGTGAGTAGAGCGAAACAGTCACTATATTAGATGTTACGCCGCCGGCGCTTGTTAATAGCTTAATAGAAAGATAATCGGTTGTATTGCCGGACGCGTCTAAAGAAACATTGTCAAATATGGTTTCATGTGCAGAAGAGTGCCCAGGCCCATCTTTTTTCATCCAAAATTCTACAGTAACACCTTTGTCTAAATCTAGCTCAAGGTTGTTTGTTCTTTGACTGGCGGTATGATATATATTTGCTTTTGAAATTCCTTTTTTGCTTGGACCAGCAGAAAAATCACTTTTATAATCACCAGACGGATCTGCGTTAGGACCTCCATTAAAAGCAACATATTGTGGTAAGCTACTAGAATACGAATTAGAAGCTGCAGATCCTACATAGGTGGTAGAGTTTAAATTAAATGCTATGTAGCCATTAGTTCTTGGGTACTCGTTTTCAAAAAGAAACAGATCTAAATAAGTGCTTTCATTTTCCCACTCTATTTTTTCAGCTTGAGAACCATCGTAAGGATATGTCTGATATATTCTTTTTATAGCAGTGTCATAATACTCCTCTGCTAAACCAAAACGAGCAAAATTAGATGCGGTCATAAAATCAACATCTGGGATGAAGCGGTCTCTTTTGCTTGAATAAACCTCTATATATTTAGAAGATTCAACATTCTCAGCTAGGGCATCTTGAGTTTTGTTTTTTACGAATTTTAATGAGTGACCTTTGTCAAATAAATCTTTTATGCTCATAAAGTTATTCCAACCGTAGTTTCATATAGTTAATTATCTTCAACTCTAAATTTAAACACCTCTTCTTGCTCTCGCCACTGGCCGGCTGAATAAAAAGAAAGTTTTATGCCGTACATATAACCAGGCTCTAGTAGCGACATGTCTAAATCAAAATAACTACCTGAATTGTCATATGATAAATATGTATGATAAGTTGCGCTGCCAGTAGAATTGTTAACAACAGTGTGTTCATCGACCATTCTTATAATTTCAAAAGACGCACTTGGTATAATCGTGTTTTCAATTTCTTGGCTAGCTACTGTGTACATTGTAGGACTAAAATTTCTAGACCTGGTAAAAACTCTAAACCGAGCTTGTTCGTTTTTTATATATTTTGGTTTTATATTTGTAATTTTTGTCGCATATTGATTGTATTGATTCCAATCTGGAGATTCTAAAGTTTTAGGTTTTATTGAACCAGTGTTATACTCAACACTCCCGCTGTGCCAAACATCATAGGCTGTTTTTAATGTTGATGAACCGGTAAATGCAAAAGAAGCTGAGTATATGCCCGTTGATACCCAACCTCCAGTAACGTTAAACTGATTAATAGCATTAACACCATCTCCATTTTCTCCGTCAACACTTAATTTTAATTTTGAACCAGAGGGCGCACTGTCACCGGAAGAACCTGAGTAAAGGCTAAGGGAAATGAATCCCGTGCCAACAGCAGGTATGTTTTTAAGCTCACCTCTTACATAATTATAAAGATACAAAGTATTCAAATTATCTTCTGCCGGCGCTAAAGAACTACTATAATAAAAACTACCTCGCTGGTCTTTTACTCTTGAATCCCATCGGGCCTCAATACAAGGTTTTTTAAAGAAAAACTCGCTTGATCTAGAAAAGAATCTTTTTGTGTAATAACTTCTTGTTGCTCCTGCTGCATTATGTAGCGTGTCGCTGTCAGAACCCGTTGTATACGCTTCTTGCGTTGATGTAAGATGGATTCCTAAACCGTAGTTTGGTTGTGTGCCTGCAATCCATTCTTCTACAACTTCAGTAACATCTAACTCTAAATTTTCATGGCCCTCGTCAAAAGTGTAACTGTAATTTGGCATTGTTTTATTAGCTCTTGTGTATATAGAAGAATGATAATCGCCACCGATTGTCACCCACCTTCCATTTCCACCAGAAAACTGACCACTTACAGTTATAACACTGTCACTGACCGCTGTACCAGATATGTCTGCAACTTCATTGCCGGCTAAACCTTTTGTGGTTTGCTCTAAAGTAACTGTTGCCGTCGCGGCCGATGCAGTTATATTGAGAGTGGAAGCCGCTTCGGCTAAATTTATAGCTGCAGCTATATTTGTTGCAAATTGATTTGCGTTACTATTTGCATTTCCAAACGCTATATTTGTTGCTGTAGATGTTGAGATGCTGTTGTCAATCAAGAAATTTACAGAATTTCCTGCAATGTCTGTTACAAGCAGTCTTCGAGTATTGGCTTGGCCAGATGTTTTGCTGAGGGCGACTAGAGTTGCAGCTGCTGCAGCAATAGTACCATTTGCATTTTTCCAATTTGACCCTTCGCCGTCGTTCGTCTTATCTTCATAAGATTCCATGTTTAAACCAGTCCCTTCTTCCCATGAAGATGAAACGGCTAGAACGTTAACTGTAAAATCTTTAGCTAACTGCTCTGAGTGTCTGGCATTAAACATTCTTAAATAAAAACTTACACTGCCAGATCCAGGAATTGTACCTGCAGTGCGATCTGAACTTATCGTACTGACTGGAAACTGCGTTAACACTCTTGACAGTTCCGCAGAAGATGTTGTTTGTTGGCCATATATTGAAAAAACTTCTAGTATGTCTGCTGATCCCATGTTTGAACCGGTTGCACGAGTAGAAAGGTCTAATTTGTATGCGTTTGTTATTGTGTTGTCTTTATCAGCAATATATTTTTTAATAGCCATTATTTAATAGTCCCTTTAATGTCCAAGTTAGGATATTTTAGCTCGTATATAGCATTTTCTGGAACGTACAAAATTCTTCCGTCTGCAGATACATAGTGCTTTATGCTAAGAGACTCGTCAGAATATAGACCTCCAGATTGATTTGTTATTTCGACATTAGTGACATCAACAATCTCATCTAGATTATTTAATTTATCATATATCTTTGTAATATATATTGGCTGGCCAATATCCATTTGTTCTTCAAACATTGTTTGTATTTCTGTTATTGCTGCATTCAGTGCTTCTAGCTTATCTTGAGAATAGTCTGTAACTGCAGTAAAATTAATTCTTATATTATAAATCTTTGGATCTAATATATCAATTGTATCATTTATCATCCTATACTGGTTGATCCAAGTTTTAACATTGTTTTTTAATACTTGGCTGCAATTTATTAGTTTGTTGTCAGAATCTTCAGAGAGAAGATAAAAATTTAGATTTCTTTTAAAAGAATCATGATCTCTGATGATCTTTGCTCTTTTAATACTTCCAAAGCGTGAAGGCATTCTATAAACCAATGCTTCATAATCGTTTGCTGTGACTGCTCTGTTTTGAGAGGCGAAAACATCATTAACTCTCTGCTTAAGTTCTGAGACTGTAGGTAAACTAACGTCTCCAGTTATTGGTTTTTCGTTTAAAACTTCTAAGCTATCTCTTACAAATAATATTTTTGATTCATTTGTTGCTTCGCTCTTAAAAACAAAAAGAGGAGTCACTACTCCAGTTAAAGCCCTAGTTGCAGCATTAACATTATCTGTCGTGTTTGTTCTATAAGTTACTGTTAGTGTTGTATTTGCAGGAGCAATTCCAAATTTATCTGTTTCTAAAAGTTTTGAAGGATCAAAAGTTACGTCAGTTTCGTAATCTCTTCCATGCATTTTTAAAACTACATTTGAAGGGTGAGTTGTATTATCATCTTTTAGAGAAGACTCAGAACCGTACCCGAACTTTACATTGATCACCCCGTTTCTGTTAAAAACAACATACCGACGAGGTGCAGAAGTGGTAACAATAATATTTGGTACATTTTCTCTTGTTGTTGAGTCTTTGTTAACAACAGATCTAAAAATAGTATCTTGAGAAAGATAGTCGACTTGGAAATATTCATGTCCCTCAGAATCAACAACAGAAACAACTTCTGTTATATTTGGATCTGATAAAGAAACAGTTAAGAACCTTGTAAAATCACCAACATTAACTACTTGTTGATCAAGTTCGCCAGAAATAACGCGGCCCATCGCCTTTACTGCGTATGACGTTGCTTTGCCATCTTGTGCATCGGAAGTTGCAACAACAATTTCATTATTTGGATTAGCAAAATCTATATCATCAATTAAAGCAAAAACTTGGCCGGCGTTGGTGGTAAATCTACTACCTTTAGCTAATACCGGTAGATAATCAGTATCTGGTGCTGATCCGTTTGTTTCAACAGGTGCTAAAACATATAAAGACACTTCGCCAAAAGAATTTGATCTTAAAGGCCTGTGATATCCAACTTGTTCGCCCAACCGTAAAACGTTGTCGTATTCTACTGCGGTGTCAAGAAATGATTCATTAGCTTGATAATCTAAGTAAAAAGACAAAACATCTCCAACATAGGAAACCGTGTCAAGCATTAAAGAGCCAAAAGAAGCTTCTGAAAAATCTTTATGTATATCAGGATAATATCTTTTAACGTAGTCAACTAAGCCGGCTTTAATACTATCAAATTCTCTGTTGGTATATTTTATTATCTTTTTGTCTTTTTTTGGCATTTTAATTTATGTCCTCAGAGTTTATTATAATAGTAGAAGCAAGATTGATACTTGGTACTTCGTACTCTATTGAAATAGATAAAATATTAGTATCATCAACAAATTCAGGATTAACATTGTGGTTAAACTGAACTTTATTTATTTTTATAAATGGCATATATCTTGCAACTTGTCCGTCTATCCTTTGTCTTATTAAAGGTATTGCATGTTTTTTAGGTTCAAAAAGAAAATGCCGGAGGCCCACTCCAAAATCAGGTTTCATAACTCTTTCGCCAGGCGAAGTTAAAAGAAGATTTTTAAAGTTTTGTTTTACTTCTTCTAAATATGTCGTCACTAAACCATAAGTTCCAAACGCAATATCTCTTTGTAGCGGTATTTTTGGGCCTAGGCCTTTCATTGTTTCTTCCTCTTATTTTATATTCTACAATTCTTCTTCACAATTTGGATCATTATTTAGATTTTGTATATCATCATGTGTTTTTTCTTCTATTGCATCTATAAGTAGTAACGCAAGATAAATCATGCCAGGAACTGTACTTGGAGGGCCACCAAAAAATGGTGGGGGTACAATGCCGCCGCCGTACGGAATCATCGATGGTATAAGTGATGCCCAAAGACCTGGTAAAAGATACGGAGATTGGAACACATCTTTCAACGTGTCGTCTGCTTCTTTTAGTTTTTTTTCAAAACCTTTTTCTAGCTTGACTTTTTCTGCTTCAAGCGTTTCTAATTTGTCGACAGCATTAATATAGTCTTTTTGTAGTTCTTGAAGCTCTTTAAACTCAGATTCGAAAGCTTCCCACGCTGCTGTAGTGTCTTCGTCGGCCTCTTCAAGAAGCGCGTCTCTTTCTTCTTCAACAATTTCAAATGTCCAATCTGCTATGTTTTCTGCACTAGTCTCAACATTAACTGCTGGACTAAAAGGCGGAGGAACAGCTGCTCCTACTAAGTTTGCTGACATTCCTATTTGCATTTCTAGTTGTGCCATTATCTGTTTGGCGACATCTATTCCTTTTTGCATTGTTTGTTTTGCTACTTGCACTCCAGCTTTAATGGCTGCTATAGTCGCAAACGCGACTGTATTTGATATATCAATAATTGCTTTTGCAATTGCGACTGCAGGGTCAGTAACTTCTACAAAACCTTTTAAAATAAGTAAAGGCGTTCTATAAATAATTTTTAACATTTCTTTTGTTAAATCAGGGTCTTTGCCTGTAGTGCCTCTATTGTCAGCAATACCAGAATTTTGCAAGAAATTAATAACTGAATCCGGAGTGTATTTGTAGTCGTTTGATTCCAGCAAAGCTCGTATTGTTGCTTTTAGATCTCTTTTTGTCTCTTCTAACACAAAAGTAGGTTCAGGAATAAACTTGCTTAGTCCATCTGAAGCCGTGATAAAAGACAGAGCCATATATCTCTTCATAGGAAAGAAATATTCGAACATCAGCTTAAATTCTCCAGACTGTTTTATATCATCAAGCATATCATTTGCTAGATTTTTATAAAAAAACTGTTCCCAATTTTTTGTAATGTGCCAAACAGCTGTTTGATTTTCTTGCTTGAGCAAATCTTCTAATGAGTCCGTATTAAAAAACAACTTTTCAGTCCACCAACCCAGTTCTTGCATAGAAAAAGCGTCACTCTCACCAACTGAAAAAGATGTCATTCCCTGTCCTGTTTTTACATGAGATTTGATTTCCCTTTCTGTTTCGAATAATGGAATTTGCAGTTCTTTCAACACTTCTGTAGTGCCTGCATTGTCTATGAAGGCTTCGGATCCTAGTCCTGTGAGAATCACCGCACCTTTTAAAAAGTAGGGGCGTTGAGAAAATAGACATTTAGAATTCTTCAATGGATTTTTTCCACTCTCAGCATCAATTGGGGTTACTCCAACACCAAACGCGTTATCTTTAAATTCAGATAACTGCAGGCCTGGTAAAGAAAACGGATATGGAGTTGTGTACACCATTCTAGTTCCATAACTTACTTTTTTAAAGAAAGGCGCTAATCCATATTTCATATAAAGCAATCTTAGTGGCTTTATACCTCCTTCAATTTCATAAGATAATATCTTTTTCATGAAGATTTGAGTATAATAATAACTCCAGACTGGTATAGGTATAGTGCCAAACATGTGACATTTGAAAATATTGTTTTCTGCTTCTCTACCGTTTAATAATTCATTTAATATTTCGTCATAGTCGTCAACGTCTAGCTCGGTAAATAACGAAGACCCTTCACACGGCTCTGTAAATTGACCTTGGTTGTCAATATAAATAGGCAAGTTGTAGCCTCTTTTTTCTCCAGGAGAATAGTCTTCGACTTTAATGTATGTTTGAAAAATTATATTTCCTAATTTAGCATTAAAGTTGTTTCCAACAGTGGTTTCTTGAAAATTTTCTAAATGAATTTGCTCATTAAAACCAAATACTTCATTTTTAATATTGTTCAATGCGCCGAGCTTTCCAAATTCGACCGCGAGTTCGGCGCTAGTTGTAGCTCCACCAATAGCAGTCGAACTTTTCCAGTCTTTATACTGTACAGTATACTGTTTTTTTGGATTGTAGCTTTCGACTTCTTTTCCTACAATTGGTGCATGCTTGTTATAATAATTACAAAGTGGTGAATGAAGATAGCTTTTGTTTCCTTTTCGGTTATCACGCGAAGGTCCTGGACGATTGCCTGGCTCTCCAGAAGCTATTGTTGTCTTATACTCTCCAAATATATCTGATTTTGAATCTTCTATATCAAAATCTTCAATTGGTATTAAAGGTCTTTTATTAGGATCGCCATAGTTCATTGTATAGATGTTGTTTTTAAAACTAGCGTCAAGAACATATTCATTTTCTTTAGTTTCTTCATTATACAAAGCGCCATACTTTATTGCTGGAAAAAGATCGTCAGAATCTCTAAGCTCTTGTTTGTATAATTCAACAAAGTCAACATCTGAATTTTTTAATATATCTAACTCTAAACTAGTATTCAAAGGAAAGCTGTTGGCGAATATATTTTTTATAACAGAAGAAATTTGCGCAGCTTCTATAGAAATTAAAAATTCTAAACTACTGCCTTCATAAAGAGTCTGTGCCATTCTTGTTGCGTCTAAGCCTTCTTGTTTCTTTACTATATCATTAATAAAAAATGAAAGGCCTCTTGTGTTTTCGTCTCCTTCAACATCAAAGTCCATTGAAATATTTTGTTTAATGATTTTTACCAGTGTTTTGTCTTGTATAATATCTTCAACGTCAAAACTATCCCAAGCTATTACTGCAGCGAGGCACATCTCCAGTGCGTATACTTTTACAATCAAAGACACCATCCCCTCTATAAGAGCGAGTGTTGCTGCGTTGGTAGAGTCTGAAGAAGTTTCATATAAATCTTTACATAATGATTTTTTATAAAACTCCATAATGTTCTGTTTAACACTATCAATTTGAAAAAAGTCTGTTTCCGTTGCAGCCCTGTCACCAGTTGCAGGTGCGCTAACTTGTTCAAACAGATCTTGACACCTTGGATCAACATCACTTGTAAAAGGACTTTTTAATATTTTTTTCCATATTTTTTTCATCATTCCACGTTCATGAAGTCTAGAGTTTTTTAACTTTGAAAACATTTGTGATGAATAAGCATATTGTAAACCAGAGTACGCGTATGATGACATAAAATATTCTAAGTTACTTCTAAAGGTGTCTTTGTTCTCAGATACCCAATCTTTATTAAAAGCAAACTTATCGTCATAGATACTATCAAATTTATCAAAAAATTTATTTGTTACAAATTTACCAAATAATTGAGATCTAAAGTTTATTGGTTCTAACATGTAGGGGTTTTTTGCGCCACTATTTAAAATACTTTCGTTTAAGCCGGTAAAAGATACAAGATCAATTTCTGAATCGGAACCGTTCGGAGCTGTAGTGGGGTTTCTATATTGATTTAGTATATTAGCTGCATCGGTTTTAGAATATAAACTACTAACAATTGTTTTTATTGCAGGGTCTTTAAAATTATCAGAAAAAGAAAAATTATATGTCTGATCTAAAACAGCATCTTCAGAAAAAGGTAACGGAGGAGAATTTTTATCCATAAGAGACGTATCAATTTTTCCTTTTAAAACGTGGTACGCATCTTTTATTTCTGACGTTTGCATGTTAATATTATGTTCTAAAGGCAGGGTAACATTTTGATTGACTAGACTAACATTATTTTGTGCAACCTGCATGCTACTGGCAATTGCGTCTAACTGCTCGCCTCCTTCTGTAGAAGAAAAGATTTCTGTTAAATCTTGTACTAAGTTTCTTCCTTCAATTCCAGGAGCATTTCTAAATTCAGTAAATGGCATGTCATATTTTAATATATTTGGATTGAAATTTAGATTTTTATTGTCTTTGTCAAAATTATAAGCGTTAATTCCCATGCGGTCGACTTGGCTTTCTTGACTAGTGCCTGTCCAGCCAGCTACTGAATCTTCAGAAAGAAAATCAAACAATTCTTTGTTCACTAAATCTTTGTCCATAGAAAAATAATCTATCATTTCACCTGGCTCTTTATTGAAGATTAATTCTGGATCTCTAAACATTTTTTCGTATACTAAATAAAACGGATGAATGCCATATCTACCAGGATGGCCTTTTCCATCGTTCCATTCTCTTTCAAAACCGGGACCAGACGTCACAATATCTTTTTCTGCATTTAGGATTACTTGTCCATCTTCATCTATAGTAAAACCTTGAAAATCTTCTATTTCCTTTACGACTTCTGTTTGATACCTTTCAGCAACTGTAAAAATTATAGATGTTTTTTCTAAAAAGAAAACGTCAGATATATCCGGAAAAAACTTTCTTATTCTGTCGATTTCTAAACCTGCAGCTTCCGCAATTGTCAATTCCATAAAAGCATAAGCAATGTTGTGATTTTCGGTACCAAGTGTAACGTTTAAACCATCTTGCTGTCTTTGAGACATTATTGGCATAAGCTTTCGAAGGCCTGGTGAAATTCTTATCCAGTTGTACCATTTTAAATTATCTCCGTCTATATCAAGGAGGCTAGGCAAATTGCCGAAAGCTAAAAGGTCGGCGTCGGCGCCAGTTTGTTCTGTTTTCTTCTCTATTGCAGAAAAATATCCATCTGCAGAATTAGGATCAAAATAACTAATTAAGTCTGGAAGTAATAGGCTAGGTGGGAATTGACGTTTATTTACATCATCTGGCGATAGATCCAAACCAGTATAATTTCTTAACATTACATACCACCATTCTGGATTGTTGTAAACATCTTTTAGCTTAGTTGTTAACGGGTATTTCTGCTTAAGAAACCAAGCCCACCAATTAAATTCTGTTATGTTACCTGGGAAAGATCTATTCGTGTTTGTTTGATATATTTTACCAGGCTCTGTGCCAACGGGGGCAGCCTGTGGAATACTATCATTTCTTATAAGACCATTAGGATTAAATAACTGTGGAGGTGTTATTATTAGTTTGTCTAGATAGATTGATTTTGTATCTTTTAAAAATTCTTCATCTATTCTTGTATTTATTTCGTTTAAAGTAATTCCAGTGGCGCTGAAGACATCATTAGTAACATCCGCTGATTCGAAAAAACTTTTAAAATTATCACTTAACACGTAAGACAAAACATCTTGATCTAATATTGTGTCTGCCATGTTATTTATTGCATTATCGACAGTCTGGCCTACAGTAATAAGATCAT